TCGTCTTTTACTTCTGTAGTAATATAATGTTTAGTTGCTTGTGCATTTTCATATTTTTGATTGCTAAATTCTTGTAGTTGTGTCACAGACTTTGGCCACTGTGCATAGTAATCTACAATATCATTTGCTATCAATATCGTCCAGTTATAAAATGGATTACCATAATATCTTGTTGCTATATCTTCTGGTCTTTCACCATCTTGAACAGTAATCTCTGTAAATAAAAGAACTTGGTTCTTAAACTCAGTTAATATTTGAGCACGTCTCCATATGTTCTTAACCAATAGAAAATCTGGGTCAATTGGTTTTGACGAAAAATTATATAATAAATCTGGTAAGTTCTTAATCATTAGAATGATACCTCTGGTTTATAATCTTCTGCAGTATCTCTAGAAAATACTCCATCATTTGTTTGCATAGGATTGTCTTTCTCTGCAAAGGATGCACCTTCCATATCCACACGTGTAAGTTTTGTTGTCTCTTTGAAGTTTAGTTCCATAGTAACAATAGGAATAGATCCATCAAAGATAGTTTGCATCTGACCAAATGGTGTAGTGTTTATTGTCATTCCTGTTAATGCACATAACTTTGTTCTAGGCATCATTGGATGTTGTATTGGTTTTCCTAGGGGTAGTCCGTTAGTTCCACATTTTACAAACTTAGGAGTCAATACAAATACATCTGGAAATGTTAGTAGAACTGCAGATCCTTTACCGTTCTTTGAGCCAGGATGCATACCACGTTTAAACCATTCAATAATGTCTATGACTGTATTACTTTCGTTTTTATTTCTTGATGCTAACTCAAATCTAAAACTAAACTCTCTACCCTGCATTCTTTCAAAAAACTGTATAGAGTTTTCGTTAGGTGCTAGTCCTGCTAATCCTGCAATGTTCTTAGGATTTAATTCACTCTCAACTTTGAATGGAGTAGCAGCATTTTTCATACCCTCTACTACACCTTGCACAACTTTGGTTGCTTGATCTGCACCAGGCACCTTATCTCCTGCTGTCAATTTACTAGTTCCATAACTTATAAGTCCACCAATCGTTCCACCCGCACCCGCTATCGCACCAAATCTATATGCTTCATCTGCTGCTAGTGCTAGTGTTCCTAGTTTAAATTCGTTATTCCAATCTGCACCATACTTATATTGAAACTCATTAGGTAATGGCAACATACATTTACTTGCCATTAGACCTTTATTTTGTTTGTCAATCATCGCTTTTTTCTTTTGCTTTAATTGACCAATAGTTATTGTCTCACCGTTAGGTAGTTTGACTCTTATAGAATCATCTGCAGTGTTAATATCTACATACTCTCCTTTACTTCTAACGGAAGTTCCTTTTACTTGATATCTTGTTTGATATAAATTTATCTTATTCTTCTCTGTTGATGTATCTCCAGAACCATATACTGTTGCCAATCCATCAACAGCATTATTCAACTTCCTAGCTAAACCACTTCTACCTAAAGATCCAAAAGCATCATTAAAATTTTCTGCAGCATATTTTTGTGCAGAATCATAGCTAAACTTCTGTATCTCTAAGAAAGAAGCATAGGGTATTGATGATAAACCAGTTGGATATTCAGTTACTGTGTATTTTTCAGCCATTATCTATTGTAATGAAATTTTTCTATCGGTAGTGTGCTTAGTAATTGCACCTCACTCTCTTTTATCTCAAAAAAGATGCTATCTGCTCTTTTAGGTATATATTGACGTAAAGTTTTTTTAGGGAAACTCTTACTATTTAGTGCCTTTAATCGAGCATTTACTGTACGTATGTAGTGGACATTTGCAGCAATTAAGTTATTCTTCTTAAACTCCATGGCATATACAAGTGGATATTCATCCCATTCTTTCAATTTGTCTGCAAATTTAGGATCATATTCAAAGGTATAGAACTTTCCTGCACTAGGTGATTCAGTAGCATCGTCTAATAGTATGTTAAATACTTCTTCTCTAAGTTTAGATTTTGTTATTTTATTTCCTTTTAGATTTGTAATCAGTGTATCGAATCTTGAGCTCTCGCTCTGTGATGAGTTTGAACTCCCAGAGTCTGTCTCTGCAATAGTCATTTGCTGCTTCCCACTTTGCTTGATTAGTTGCGTATGTATAAACTTCGTTTAGATACGCTTTAGTTTTCTTCTTTTGAGGTTTAGGACCATCGACCTGTCTTTTAGGTTTAACCTCTATAAGATATGATTTTACTTTCCCGTCACTCTCTCGTATTTTTATCCAGAAGTCTGGAAAATACCTACGCCACTTCTTTTGAACTGGATCATAGTATGGTATAGCAATCTCCTCAGACCACCATTGAAGGACATTTGGGTTGCTATCACACCATTTCATAAACTTTCTTTCCCACAATGAACGCCAAACAACGCCCGTAGGATCACCTTTATACTTCTTATAGTTGATTACTCGGTATTTTCCTTTATAAGTCACTATAAATACATATATCAAACCATAAGGGTATTTATGGCAACCGCAAGAGGAATAACAAATTTCATGCAGGCTATTGGAAAGTCTGGTGGAATTTCTGCGTCTAATTTATATGAATTTACACTTCAACCAACGGATAAACTATCAAGATTTTTTAACGATAATTTGGGTGGAGACATTCAAACCTTGACAAATGATCCATCAGGAATGAATTTACAGTTATTGTGTAATGAAATACAGTTACCTGGCGTGACATACTCTGCATTTGATGTTAAGTCAGTGCATAAGGGTATCACACAGAAACATGCAACTGCAAAAGTGTTTAATGAACTTGACGTTAGTTTTTTTATGGATGGAACGTCACTTCCATTGAGATTTTTTAGAGCATGGCAAGACTTTATACAGAATGGAGTTATTGGAAATCCTAGAGATTACTACAGTTATGATACTGCTGAGGAATATAGAAGGACAATGGCATCTAATTACTATGAAGATTATGCATGCGACATGATTATAACTAAATTAGAAAAACATGATCCTGAACCAGACAATGACTATAGAATTCCATGGGAAGCTAGACTAGTAAAAGCATATCCATATACTGTAGCATCAATACCATACTCAGCAGGTCCTGCACAACTTGTCAAAGCAACTGTTGGATTCTACTATGAGTATAGTCACTTATTTAATCCAAAAAAACCTGCTATATAATATACTGAAATTATAAATTATGCCATTACCTGAGATTGCAACGCCAATCTATACCTTGACAGTCCCTTCTACAAAGAAGAGAGTGAAGTATAGACCATTCCTAGTTAAGGAACAAAAGTTATTAATATTGGCATTGGAGAATGACGACCAAGAACAAATATTAGACGCTATAACTAAGACTATTCAAAATTGTCTGCATACAAAGGTTAATGTATCAGACATGGCACTGTTTGACATAGAATACTTATTCTTACAGATACGTGCTAGATCAATCAGTGAAGAGATTGAGATGAAAGTCACGTGTGCTGATGATGGAAAGACTACTGTGGATGTAAAATTTATGGTAGATGATGTCAAAGTCAACTTTCCAAAGGGTCATACTAACATCATCAAGATAGATGATGATATTACTGTTGAGATGAAGTATCCTGATTTAGAATACTTTACCAAAATCAACTTTGTAGGTGAAGAACCAGATCCATATGAATTGATGGCAAAGTGTATCAAGAGAGTTTATGTAGGTGAAGATGACTACACTCCTGACTCTGCTGAAGAATCAAGAACGTGGACAGAAGGATTAACTAATGCACAGTTTTCTAAGTTACAGGTATTTTTTGAGACAATGCCATCACTTAGACACGTATTAAAGGTAAAAAATCCTAAGACTAAAGTTTCAAATGAGGTAGTATTAGAAGGGTTATCTGATTTTTTCGCATAGCCCTCTTTCATGAGGGCATCATGACCTTCTACCAGACAAACTTTTCTCTCGTTCAACACCATAAATATAGTTTGACAGATATTGAGAATATGATCCCGTGGGAACGGGAAGTATATGTGAACATGTTAGCAACTCATCTTCAAAAGGAGAGAGATCGCATCGCTGAACAAAACCGACGCTAATGGACACTTCCATAATCACTAATTTTTTTAAGAAGGCAGCAAAAACACTTGTTGCGGGGGTAGCTGGTGCTGTTAGTAGTTCAGACGAAGTTAAATTAGTTCCTGCTATAGCACCTATCCCTATAGATGAGGTAAATGAACAATATGGCAAGGCAGAACCTGTAGAGAGACCGAAGAAGAAAGAAGAGCAAGACAAGTATGAAGAGTTAGTAGAAGAAAGAATAAAAGAAGTAGCATTTAAAAAAAGTATGCCATACCAACCAGAGGTGGCATTACAGAAAGGTGGTATTGTAAAAAGTGAGACTATTGCAAAGGTTGGAGAAAAAGAACCAGAGGTAGTAACTCCTGTTAAAAATTATGGTGAGTCTGTAGAACTTGTGTATAAACAAGGTGCAGCATTAATCATAAGTTCGTCTCTTGGTTTCTTAAAAACATTACCTCCATCTCCTGCAAAAGCTAGTGTAATAGCAGAAGCAAATAGATTAAAAAATTTATTTGGAATAGCAGAGACACCAAAACCACAAAAAGTTATTGGATTAAAAGCACCATTACAATGGTGGGGTAGTAAAAAAGAACCTGACGTTAAAGCACCAAAGGTAGAAACTAAAACACAGACACCAGAAAAAACTGGTGGTGGTGGAGGAATCGGCAATCCGTTAAGGATGGTGAAGAATCTTAAAAACTTAGGCAAGAAGTTTAAGTTAGGTAAGTTACTTAAGAAATCAAAGATAGGTAAGGGGTTACGAAAGGTAGCAGGGTCAGGTAAGAAATTAGTCAAAGGTGCAAAGAAAGCATCAATGGCACTATTAAAGAAAGGATCTAAGAAGATCGCTGCTAAGGTAGGTGGTAAAGCTATAGCAAAGGTAGGTGCAAAGGCACTAGGTAAAGGACTATTGAAGAAGATACCGTTCGTTGGTATGGGTGCAGGATTACTATTTGCAGGACAACGATTGATGGCAGGAGACTTTAAAGGTGCAATGCTTGAAGCAGCATCTGGTATAGCATCTACGATACCTGGCGTAGGAACTGCTGTATCAGTAGGACTTGATGCTGCACTTGCTGCTAAAGATATGGGCGTATTGCCAGGTCAGAAAGAAGCAGCAGATCAAGTAGCAGCTGCACCGTCTCCAGATCCTGAGAAAGATATGTATGGTAGACCTATTGTTCTCAACCCATCTACTATGAAAGCTTGGAAGAGAGTGGTAAACGCTGCAGCAAAAGATGGTATAAACTTGCCTATGAGTGTGACATCTTCATATAGAAGTCCAGAACAACAACAAGCATTAGTAGACGCGGCTGATGCGGGTGATCCAGCTGCTATAAATCCTGCACCTGTAGGACAGTCACCACATGGACAAGGTTGGGCAATTGATATTGACTACTACTCAAAAGCAAATGAATGGATGAGGGACAAAGGTGCAAAGTTTGGTTTTAAATGGCAAGGTGAAGGAGATCCAGTTCACTTTGACTTCTATAATAATGAACCAAATGATAAGTGGTTGAGACCTGGTAAAAATAAATGGATCCCAAATGTTGATCCTGTTACAACAAAAGAAAAATCATCAGGTGCTGTTAAGACTGCATCAACAGATACTAGTTGGGCAGATCGTATTGAACGTGAAAATGAATTGATGGATGAAGGTTTAGATCCTAGTGCAGCAGCAAAACAAGCATTGATAGACTTCCCTGTCACTCAAGGTGGAAATGGTATGGTTGGAACAGCAATGCCACCACAAATTATACCTGTGCCTGGTAAAAAACAAATCATATATGTGCCAGATAGTAAAAAAGAAAGGACTAAATCTAGAAATGCAATCATAGATCCACTCGGTAAGAGCTCAATGGAGGTCGTATCATGATGAAAGCATTACCTCCAGCTATGTCAAAACAGGGTGTTGGACTTTCTAAGTTCATCGCTAATCCTAGTGCCCTCACAAAGGCAATGGATCTTCCTGCATCTCAGCAGACTGTTGATGTATCTGCAACTGATGTAACACCTAAACCTACAATAGCACCAAAAGCATTACCAGCTGCAAACCTTGTTCCAGATCCTGTAGCTGCATTTGGTAAGGATGCTGAAGGTAATACGATATATGATAAGGAAGAAAGGATAAGACAATTTAAAGAACGCAAAGCAAAGAGGGCAATGGGAATAGATCCTGACCTACCAGAGGCAGGAGATACACCAAAGGTTGATAAGTTAGAAGAAGCAGGGATAGGTGAAGATCAAGTCAAGAAGAAAGTCAAAAAAGATTTAGAGGATGAATTTAGTATAGATCCTAAGTTAAAGAAAGCATTTATGGATGCATTGGCACTTCCTGCTAAGTCTGCTGCTGTTGCAATGACAGACTTATTGGAGAAGATTCCTGCACCAAGTAAGGAAGCATCTAAGATATTGAATAGAAATATATCTAAGATATCTCAATCATTCAAGTTAGGTGCTGCTAGTTCTGAAGTTGCTAACGATGAAGAGGACAACGATAAAAAGAAAGAAGGTAGTGGTGGATCTGTATTAGGAACATTGCTTGCTAAAGCAGTTAACTTTGTTAAAGGTAAAGTTAGTGGTGGCGGTGGAGGAGAAGGAGAAAGCACTAGTGCACCACAACAAAACATGTTACCACCAGGTGCAACTGGAGATCCTACATTTGGAAGACGTGCACCATATACAGGAACTGCAGATGGTATAGGACTTGGAGATGGCTCAGGCAGAGCTATGCAACCTATCAAGAAACGTAAATCAGCAGCTGCAAAATTATTTGGCATGACACCTATGGGCATGGCATTTAATGCAGGAACTAAAATGTTTAAGGGTGCTAAGTCATTCATGAAATCAAACACCTTTAAGAATATAAAGAATATAGGTGGTAAGGCATTAGGTATGACACCAATGGGTATGATGGCGAAGTTTATGATGAAAAATACAAAGATTGGAGGTATATTTGCAAAGGGTGAACAGAAAACTAATTTAACAGAACTGACTGATAAAACTATACAAGAAAATAGAGATGCAGCGGATGCTAAAACTAAGAGAGATGTTGCTACTGCTGCAGGAACTGCAGCTGCAATCAGTGCAGGAGTTCCAAGTTCACCACCAATGCAAGGAGAAGGTGGCGAACTTGCTCAACCAGATATTATAGAATCCCCATACCTTGATGTATACAACGTAACTTCGCAATTCTAATGGCATCAGTTAACACACAATCTAACTTTCAATTAATTGAGTTTTTTATTGCGGATTATGACCCAATAACAGTCAATCAACTTTTGTATGTAAAATATACAGAGGATTTACAAGCTGCTACCATGAAAATGGAAGTGCAAATAACAGATACTGAGAGTGGATTCTTGTCTGAGTTGACTGGTATGGAACGAGTTTTTATTCGTATTGGTGACAGTGAAGGTAAGACTGAAATTGGTGGAGATTTTGTGATATATGACATACAGGATAGAAGAAATATAGGTGGAAAATCATCTGCTGTACTCATGCTTTGTACCTTAGATTTCTTAAACAACGCTGCTAACAAAGTATCACGTAGATTTGGTAAGGGTAAGGGCAAAAAGATAGATGAAATTGTTAAGAAGGAAATATTACTAGATTTAGTAGGAGTCATGGAGAGTAAGATAAATGACTTTGAACCATGTATTAACAATTTTTCATTTGTATCACCATATTGGAATCCATTTACTGCAATCAGATGGTTATCTTCAAAAGCAATACCAGCTACAAAAGGTAGTGGTAAAGCAGCGACTGCAGGATATGCTTTCTATGAGACACGAGCAGGATATAATTTTGTTTCATATGATTTTTTCGCAAAAAAAGAACCAGTCACAAGAATGGTTGTAGGACATGATGGTAAAGAGTTAGAAGAAGAAAGTGATACAGGTATTACTCCAATTAGTAGTATAAAATTTGAGACATCAGTTGATTTATTGAAAGGTTTAAATTTAGGTTCTTACTCTAGTAACGTAATGACTTTAGACCTTAAAGATATGAAATATGAGGAGCATCCTTTTAGCATTAATAAATATTATCAAGATGTTCAAACTTTAAACGCAGGAGCAGCTCCAGAGTTTTACAAAGGATTTGATAACACATTGACATATACAAGAATTATGTCTAAAGTATCTGACTCTGCACTGTTTACTGAAGGAACATATACACAGGGATTTACAAAGCAACTCTCACAATCTAGTTTAAGAGAAAAATTATTTTACAGTAAAAGGGTCGTGGTAGAATTGATATCAGACTATTCATTAGAAATAGGTGAAGTCGTGCAGTTAGATATTTACAAAGGTGGTAGCACTAGAGAACCAGACTATTCTAATTCTGGTAAATATGTTATTGGTAAAGTTGAAAGAACATTCAAATCTAGTCAAGATAAAATGACAACTAAACTCACATTATTTACTGACTCAGATGGAGCTGCTATTCAAAGATCATGAACGAAAATATTGCTAATTTTATAGGAAAAGAAGGATTTAACTGGTGGATTGGTCAGGTAGAAAATGATGGTGGAAAATATTGGAATACTGAATTAGATGATGGTAAAGGTGCATTTGATTATACTGACTTTGACTGGACAAACAAAGTAAAAGTTAGAATTATAGGATATCACACACCAAACAGAACTGATTTACCTACAAAAGATTTACCATGGGCACAGGTATTGATGCCACCCATATACTCACAACGTTCTGGTAT